CATCGAGTACGCCCGCCTCGACGTGGACGCAATGCGCGTCCTACATGGACTGCTTCCAAGCTGGAACAATCGTGGAAGTGAACGCGCTCTCTGGCTCCTCGACCAGAAAATTAACGACCGTGGTATCGCCATCGATGTTGAGCTCGCCGACGCTGCACTACGAGCTTTTCAAAGAAGCTCGCGATCTCTGGCTGAGCGAACCCGAATTCTAACCAACGGCGCGGTCGGCTCGCTGACCCAACGCAGCAAGTTTCTTCAGCACCTCGAGCAGACGCTGGCGTTCACGACGCCGGACCTCAAGAAGGGCACCGTCAGCACGTTGCTGCAAGGCACCTTGACGCCAGAGGTGCGAGAGCTGCTAGAGATCAGACAGCAGGCCTCGGCAACGTCTCCTGCCAAATACAGTGTGTTGTTGAAGGCGACTAGCGCCGACGGGCGCTTGCGCGGCACGCTCCAGTTCTGCGGTGCATCACGCACCGGGCGCTGGGGCGGCCGTCTGTTCCAGCCTCAGAACCTGCCCAGACCGACGCTCAAGCAGGAGCAGATCGACATGGGCATCGACGCCATGAAGTTAGACTGCGAGGATCTGATGTTCGACAACGTGGCCGAGCTATGCTCGAGCGCGGTGCGTGGCGCCCTGGTCGCGCCGGAAGGGCGCAAGCTGGTCGTCTCTGACTTGTCCAACATCGAGGGGCGCGTGCTCGCGTGGCTCGCCGGCGAGAACTGGAAGACCGAAGCGTTTAGACAGTTCGACTATGGCGTCGGGCCTGACCTGTACAAGCTGGCCTACGCCAAGTCCTTTAACAAGAAGGCTGAAGACGTCACGAAGGACGAGCGCCAGATCGGCAAGGTGCAGGAGCTGGCCCTGGGCTACCAAGGCAGCGTCGGGGCGTTCAGCAGCATGGCTGCGCTCTACGGCGTGTTCCTGCCTGAAAAGGAGGTGCGCGACATCGTGGACGCATGGCGCAAAGCGCACAAGCACGTCGTCAAGTTCTGGTATATGCTGGAAAGCGCCGTCAAGGACGCAATCCGAGAGCCCGGTAAGCGGCACGTTGTGCGCGACCTGGGCATCACATACGCCGACACTTGGCTGCGCATTAAGCTGCCGAGCGGGCGCTACCTCTGCTATCCGAACGCGGGCATTAGTGAGGGCTCGATCGTCTATGATGGCGTCAACCAATACACCAAGAAGTGGGAGGTCATTGAGACCTATGGCGGCAAGCTGGTCGAGAACGTCGTCCAGGCAGTGGCGCGTGACGTGCTAGCATCCGGCATGTTCAAGGCCGAAGAGGCTGGGTACGCCGTCTGCCTGCATGTGCATGACGAGCTGATCACTGAGACGCCTGACGATCCGGCATATAGCCCTGACGGTCTGGCGGCGCTTATGTCCGCTAACCCGAGCTGGTCAATGGAGCTGCCGCTTGCTGCGGCCGGCTTCGAGACCCACCGCTACAAGAAGGACTGAGCCGTGACGCCCGCAGGCAAGCTACAGGCGCATCTCAAGCACGTTGTGCAGCAAAGTGGCGGTCAGTACCGCAAGGTGCGCTGGGAGGGCCGTAGGGGCTGCCCAGACTGCTTTGTGTGGTGGACGTGGCCTCGTGCCGCCTTCATCGAGATTAAGGCTCCAGGCGACCGCTACAGCAAGCTTCAGGAGCGCGAGATCGCGCGCATGAAGGACGCCGGCATCCCGGTCTATACTGTGTCGACGATCGAGGGCATCGACTTTGTGGTGGCGGAGATCCGCTGATGGCTAACTTTACGCCTCACAGCTATCAACGCCCGGCCATGCAGTGGCTGTACGAGAAGCCGCGCTGCGCCCTGTGGATGCCTATGGGCGGCGGCAAGACGGTCACGACGCTGACGAGCCTGGACAACCTGTCTATAGTCGAGGACGTGTACCCAGTGCTCGTTCTGGCGCCTCTGCGGGTCGCTAAGACCACTTGGCCTGATGAGATTGGCAAGTGGGAGCATCTCAAGCATCTGCGCGTCTCGCCGATCATCGGCAACGTCAAAGAGCGCCAGGCGGCGCTTGACGTCGATGCTGACATTTACACTATGAACTACGACAACCTTGTGTGGCTGCAAGCCGCCCTGGGCGCCAACTGGCCGTTCAAGACGGTCGTTGCGGATGAGTTCACACGCCTGAAGAGCTTCCGGCTGCGCCAGGGCAGCAAGCGCGCGGCCGCCCTGGCACGCGTGGCGCACACGAAGGTAAGCCGCTTCATCGGTCTGACCGGCACACCGAACCCGAACGGCCTGCAAGATCTCTGGGGCCAGACCTGGTTCTTGGATGGCGGCGAGCGCCTGGGCAGGACGTTCAGCGCCTTTAGCGACCGCTGGTTCGCAAAGGGCTGGGACGGCTACAGCCTCAAGCCCCTGGCATCGGCGCAGAAGGAGATCGAGGACCGCCTGCGCGACGTCTGCCTCACGGTCGAGGGGCTGCCGGTGCACGAGCCTGTGCGCAATTACATCAGCGTCGACCTGCCTGCGAAGGCGCGCAGGGCCTATGACAGCATGGAAAATGATATGTTCGCGGAACTTGAAGAAGCTGGTATAGAAGCATTCAACGCCGCCGCTAAGACTATCAAGTGTTTGCAGCTCGCCAACGGGGCTGTGTATACTGACCACGACGGCAACTGGGAGGAGGTGCATGATGCTAAACTGGATGCACTCGACAGTGTTATCGAAGAAGCCAACGGCGCGCCCGTCCTGGTGGCCTACCATTTCAAGAGCGACTTGGCCCGCCTACAAAGCCGTTACCCTAAGGGCCGGGTGTTGGACGCTAAGTCTGACACGATCAGGGACTGGAACGCCGGACGGGTGCCATTACTATTCGCTCACCCTGCGTCGGCGGGGCACGGGCTTAACCTCGCAGAAGGCGGCAACATCCTCGTCTTCTTCTCGCTCAACTGGAACTTAGAAGAGCATTTGCAAATCATCGAGCGCATCGGGCCCATGAGGCAAGCGCAGGCAGGGCTGAAGCGTCCTGTGTTCGTGCATTACATCATGGCACGCAACACGGTGGACAACATGGTCCTCGGGCGCTTGCAGTCCAAGAAGTCGGTTCAAGAGATCCTGCTCGAGGCACTAAAAAGGAAAAATCATGAAAGCGATTAAAGATGCTAATGAAGAGCTCAACGAGATGGCTAAGATGCCAGAGCCAAAGGCCGCTGAGCTGCTTGGCCGCGCTGCGGCGCACATGCACGACCGATCGGCAACCTATGACGAGCCAGACGGCGAGCGGTCAATGGGTAAGGTCGTGACGGCCTTCAACGCCATCACAGGCCGAGACCTGACCGAGAGCGAGGGTTGGATGTTTATGCAGCAGGTCAAGCTGGTGCGCCTGTTTACGCGCAGCGACTATCACGCCGACAGCGCCGAGGATAACATAGCCTATGCTGCGTTGCTGGCCGAAGCTAAGGGAGACGGACGATGACACACGAGGTCAGACGGAAACTGGAACAGGACATGTGCGTTGACGCGGATGCGTGGGCAAGAGCTTTTATGGAGATAAAACAGGAGGCCGACCTGCATGAAGTCAGCCTCTGGTTCTCTTCTTGCCTATCGACCGCGTTTATGCACGGACAGCAAAGTCCTCGTTATGCTTCTTTACAGCAAGGCCACCTTCCGAAAAATAACGGAACCTCTTATAGTCCCCCGCCTTCGTCGGTTGCAGCCTAAACTCACTGTCTTTGCTGTAGTTTTTGTGTCCGGTCAGCCCGTGGGCCGCATCCACAGCACGCATCTGTTCAACGCTAAGCCTTGGGATCTTCTCAAGGCCGGGGAACATGTTTTCGTGTGGTTCGAGGCGTTGTCTGATACGGTCCCAGATATTCCACTGGTTGCCAAATAGATGCAAGCCTGATCCCGCCATAGCAGCCTCATTGGCTCCGACCACATCTTTGTATGTCTGCCCCATCAATTCAGCTTTTTGCGGTTCAGAAATCCAATCAACGTCCGCAAGGTATTCAGGAACCGCTGGGTTTACATCACCGGATTTGACGCGAAACTTTGGTGAAGGGGAGTTACCGACTTCCGACAAGAGTAACTCTTGTATCAAACCCTTGTTCAGGTCTTCGAAAGAAGTAGGAGCTTCTTTTCCCTCTTTTGCCGCCCGCATAGCCGCAAGGTTAAGCGCTCGTTTTTGGAAAGCCTCGCGTTTAACGGGATCAGCAAGAATTGTGTCCATGTACCTGTTGGCCATGTGACGATCAATCGCAGAAACACCTGCATCAGGCTGCCACGCAACGCCAAACGACCCTGTTTTGTTTGATAGGCCCGGAACCTGCGTTGCCATGCGTTCAACAAGGCCGGTCCAGTCCTCCCCCTCTTTCCGGTGGAAGAAAGCTGGATCACGCCGAAACAGATCTAGGAAATCCGTGTAACCAGAATAGTCAACGCTGCCCCGTGCGCCGATACCACCCTTCGAAGCGGCACCCAATCCCATCCGATTAGCAAGCGTGTCGCTAAAGGCTTCTCTCTGTTCTTTCGTGACTGCGTCCGTAAGTTCCCACGGCCTGCTGTTTATGACGCGATCCAGATCTTCCATCGAGTTCATGCGAAGGCGAGATGTGGCAAGCTGGTTTGGCGTTAGCGGGTTGTTCGGTGATGTGTAGCCAAAGGTCAGACCTGAAAGCACCTTGGCGTCCGAGAGACCTTGCGGCTCGTCCATCGACAGCATCAGTTTCCTTTGGATGCCACGGTGCAGTTCGGGGTCTATCTTTGATGGATCAATCCCCGAAGCCTTCATCTTCGCCATATCTTCGTATGTGAACTTGCCTTCAAGCCCACCGGGTATTTCAAAACGCTCGCCGCCTCCCATTTCGTAAGGGAAGGAGACAGGTTCGTTCAACGGGCCAAGGTTCTCGACGCCCAATGTATCGCCGAGATCAGCCATCTGGCTGCTAGTCAGTTCCCAAGGCTGCAAACCCTTAAACGTAAGAGGTACATTTTCCTCAGCATTAAAAGAGCCAGACACGGATGCGGGTAAAGAAGGCGCTGTTTCAGGCAACGGGGTCCGCGTTTGAGCAAGTGGCTTTTGGTTGGCGCTAGGACCAGAGCGGGCAGCACTGAAGCGCTGTATCGCCCTTGATGGTTTGGCCTCTGGTGTAACCTTCAGTTCCGAGGCCTTCGTCGCTGCCTTCTTCGCGCCTTTAATGGCTGTCTTCTCTGCGGCCTTAATCGCATTGCGGACAGCAACCCCTGCGGGCCGCCCAATGATAGGCAGCGCGGACAGCACGGCGGTTCCCGCCATCGCCTCCATCGCCTCTGCCTCGTCCTTGCGGCCCTGCGCACGGAGCTTGCGTGCGGTCTCGCGGACGTCACCGAAATCACGAATGCCTGCGGGTATAGATGCGATGGCGTCTTCGATAAACGCGTTCGGATTTTCCGCAGCCGCATCGATCGTGGATTTAGCGATGCCCTTGACGTCACGCGCCACGCTTGAGGGCGACGACGACTTGATGTAGTTCACCACGCGGCTCGGTATCGACGCAATCCCGCTGCCGAGTTTGTCTACGTTCGCCATTGCCGCTTCATTGGCGCGGCGTCTCTCGGCCTGCTTCGCCTCAAAGCGACGCTTCTGAGTTGCCTTCGCGCTTTGCTTACGCACGGCAAGGGGCTTTGCCGAGGGGTCAGGCACGACCACCCAGCGATCCCCGTCAAATACCTCAAGCCCAAACTCGTCGCCAGCAGCCATCGTATGTCCTTCTTAGCGGCGCATGCCGTAGTGTCGTGCCAGATCGGCTATGGATGCCATGCCGCCGTTGCGGAACGCCTGCACGGTGCCGCCACGGTACATGTTCCGCATGGGTGCCGCTGTTGCGTCGTCAACGACCACATATTCGCCCAACTCAGGATCGAAGGATGCGATTTCCACGTCCGCTTTGTAGTCGCCTCCGGGCATCGCAGACAGGCCGCCCGCGTCTTCTTCGGTGAGCGACGGGACAGTCACTTCGAAGTCATCCGAAAGCTGGCCACGGGTGTCTTCAGGCGGCGGAGCGAGCGTCGATGCGGCGGCAACGCCGCCTTTTGTGACGCGGCGCTCAAGCGCCCGATCAGCCGCTTGCTGAACCGGAGCAGCCGCCTCAAGACGTGTCAGCACCTCTTCGATTTCTTCAGGGGTGTTGGCTTTAAGCATGCGCGCCAACTGGGTATACGTTGCGCGCGACACGTTTGCGTTCCGCATGTTAGCCAGAAAACGTGCAGTTCGAATAGCGATGTTGCCCGGAGTGGGATTGACAAAGAGGCTAACGGCGTCTTCGATGTTGCCGCCCGCGATCTGGTTCTGGATGTCCTCGCGCTCGGCAGCTCGGCGGAATGTCGCACTGTTGCCGGTGGCCTGACCGATGTCGTTGAACAACTGTTCCTCGCGCTTTAGCGCCGCCTCGAACACCTGAAACTCACCGGGGTCCATGACCGCTTCAAACTTCTTCAAGGAGTTTTCCTTGAGGAGATCTTTGGCAAAGTTGCGCCGCGTACCCGCATCCTCAAAACCCTTCATGACTTGCTGCATGAAGCCGGTCTTGAAGGCCTGCTGCTCGCCCAGAGAGTAGTCCTTCATGAACTTGCCAAACTGCTGCCAGCGCAAGCCAGCAGAGTTTTTGCCCGTTTCTAGGGCTTCCTTAATTTCGATGTCGCCCTTGTATTGATTGCGGGCAGCCTTGTACTCGTCCGGACCGATGTCATCAAGCCGCTTTACGAAGGCGTCGCGCAAACCGCGCAGGGACGTAGCTTGACCGCCTTGACCACTGGCGTAGAGCGCGTTTATTTTGCGATCGAGGGCAATCTTAACCTGATCGAGTGTGCCCATGTCTGGAGCCATCTTGCCAGTAGGCGAGAGACCAACTACTGAGCCTTCCGCGTCCAAGATCGGGTCGAAGATTTCGCGCAACTTAAACTGCGACGGGTCTTGACCACTGAGAAGTGCTTCTTGTTGCTGCAAGCGCGAGTTTCCGAGTGCGTCCATATACGCCGAACGGATTGCCGGATCGTCCAAAACTTGCAGGATGCGCGGGTCGCGGACTTCCACGTTCTTCCAACCTGAATTGTAGTTCCTCGTAGCATTGTCGCGCAGCGTTTTGAGGACGCTCTCCTCCGACGCAAAATAATCTGGCGTTGGTACTGCGTCTTTCGCAAGAGCCTTGACGCGTTGCAGGGTACCGGACTGTACATTGAACAGTCGGCGGGTGAGATCGGCTTGTTCGCCACTTGGTGTATTGACTACGTTTTCAGTGAGACGGCTAAGTTCCGGCGATAGCCCGCCGAAGGGCAAGTTGTCGATGCCGTAACTCGCCGCCAATTCGGCCAGTTCCGCAATCTTCGCGTTGTCCAGACCGCCTTCCGCGATGCGGCGGCTGATTATTTCTGCCGCCTTGCGAGCCGCTTCCTCATCACCCAGCTCCGCGCCGCGCGCAGATAATGCGCCACGGCCAAACTTTACGAGGTCACCGACGCCGTGCGTCACAACACCTAACGGAGCGCCGAGCGCAGTGCCAATGGCCGCTTTGCCAAGACTGTCGGTGAAACCTTCACCTGAGCCGAAGCCAGCAACGCCACCACCCAACGCGCTCGTAGCCGCAGTCCGAGCGAGAGGTGACGCTAGTTTGCTGATACCTGTACCGGTTTGGATTGCCCGTCCGGCGACGTTAACACCGGGAATGAACATGCTTGTAATGCCGCCTGCGACATTCAGAACAGGGCCAAGGACAGGATGCGCCTCGTTGAACTTGGCGCGCTCAAGCCGGATTTCGTTGACTATCTCATCGTAACTCTTGCCCGTAGCGGCGGCGCGAGCCGCAGCCTCAGCTTCGTCGCTGAACTCAAACGCCGCACCGCCCGCAAATTCGCGGAGGCCACCAGCGATTGTCTCACCGGTAGATAGCTCTGGTGGTTCGATTTTAAGCTGAGGCGCAACATCGGCAGTACCGCCGCCCGGTGCCTCGTACACCTTAACCAACTGCGCCAAATCTTCGTCACTGAGCGTGTCGAATTGTGCGGCAGTGTTTTCGTGCTGCTGGATGAGGTAGGCAAGTTCCTCGTCCGACATCCGGTCGATGGAGGAGTAGCTGTTGGGCGTAGCGTTTTGGCCGGTGTTTATCACTTCTTAGTCCCCTTAGCTGCGGCGCGACGCTGCCGCTCTGCCGCAAGCTGATCGTAGCTGAAAGGCGATACACCCATCCGAGATTGCTGTTCGGCAACTTTAACGCCGCTGGCAACAATGTTCATGAAGCGTTGCAATTCACGCTTGAACTGCACTTCCGAAGTGGCCGCGTTCATGTTTGCGAGGGCTTCCGTTGCGGACTGCCCTTCTGGCCCCGAAATAGCACCAGAGCCCTTCAGTTGCTCAAAGGCTTGCATGAACGCGCCCTTCTTAACAGCATTCAGCGCGCTGGTGAAGTCGCCTGCGGGTGTCGCCGGAACTGTGCCGATGCCGAAGCCTCCCTTGAACGGATTAGGCATGCCGACTGCGGCAGAAAACCCGGGGTGCTTGAGAAGAGCGGCACCCTCGTTAAGCGCCTGCTGTGAGATTGACCGAAGTTTAGGGAGGCTGAACTCCTTCGTAGCGGCGCTTTCGCCAAGCACCGTAGCGCGGCGGTTGCGGTACGCTTCGTCGGCTTGCTGCATCGCGGATTTAGGGGCTTGGGGGAGTGGCGTAGCGCGAAGACGGCGCAAGTCTTCCGCATCGCGCTCCGCTTTGTCATACTTAGCCTCCAAGTCCGCTAACTTCATTGCCTCTGCGGTGGCCGCCGATTGCGACGGCTTAGCGTGGTACTTCGGATCGCTGAATTTAGAACCGACCATTACTTGCCTCCTCTTGCGTAGCTAACAATCCGCATTGCTTTTTCAGCAAAGCGCGGCCCAAATTCCTGAATGAAGTCATCGAGATTAGCTTGTGACGGATTGGAAACCAAATCAGCATATGCGGCGTCGTTGGGTTGAACGATGTTTTCCCCAGAAACTGGGTCGAAGGCCTTACTGTTCTCAATGATGACCGATTTCATCGTCGGTGGCTTGTTAGCAGCCATCTCCGCGCGGTAAAGCTGCCCGGCTTGTGTGAGGCCGGACTGTAGCATGCGGAGCTGCTCGTTACCGATTTCGAGGCCGTACTTCTCGAGGAGGGCTTCCTGCGCCTCACGCTCTTTGCGGCGCGCTGACTTCTGCTCACCGAGCGTCTGGGCCACGTTGCCCAAGCTTTCGCCGAACGCGCCGGTGCGCGTTGGCTGACCGAGCGCGGCGGCAATGGCCAGCCACTTCTCACTGTCAGACGGGCCGACGCGGCGCTCACGCAGACGGGTCTGCGCGCTTGTCAGCAGAGCGATATTGGCTTTAATCTGGTCGTCGACGCTTTTCCGCGCCGCCTGATAATAGGCAGGAGCGCCGAGACCGCCGACCGAAGGCACAATGTCCACATTTTCGCCGGCAGTGAGTGCGCCGTCGTCCAAGGTCTGGTCCATATAGTCTGTTTCGTCCATCGTGACTTCCTCTGCGTTAGGCGCCGACTGAGGCATGCCTAATTCTTGCTTCATTTTACGAATGTGGTCTATCTGCCACTGCTCGAGGGGCGAATTTGTAGCGTTCACGTTCCGCCCAATCCCTTGTACGTTGCGTACGCCTGGCCGACCGTGCCAAGCAGCGACGGCTGGAATGCGCCCGGTATTTCGGTGCCGACCTTCGTCGCAGCTTGCGGTACGGCTGGCTGGACGCCTTGCAGCGCGCCGGTCATCGCCTTGATCTGCTCCTGCGGATACGCCTGCCGTGCAAGGAAGTCTTCGCGAGAAATGTCGAGGTTCTTCTGCGCCAGTGCCTGCTGCTGAGAGCCAACCTGTTGAAGAGCGCCTGCGCCTGCCAGCTCTTGCTGCTGACGCTGCTGCGCGATCTGGGCCATCTGCTGAGCTGCGGTGAGTTGGTTCGCCGTGTCTTGCCCATACAGAGCGCCGCTGCTCTTGCCGAGATCGGTGAGCATCTGCTGTTGCGCCTGTGTGAGCGCGCCGTAAGTCTGGCCGATGTCGGCCATCTGCGAACCAGCACCAAGCAGCGCCTGCTGCTGAGCGCCGCCCAGGCCGCCTGCGGTCGATGCGAGCTGTGCCTGGCGCGCCAGATCAGTCTGGGCTATCTGCTGTGCTTGGCCGTAGCCCTGTTGAAGCGCGGCCGACTGCTGCGCCGAGATGCCTTCTATAGCATCGCGGATAGCGCGGCCGGTGATCTCAGCCTGACGTGTGCCGCCAAACTGGCCGGCGCGGATCATCTCGCCCTCGATACCAGGCAGCACCTGCTCTTGAAGCGTGCGCGTGCCGAGCTGGCCAATGCGATTGACGACCTGCTCAGTGTATGGGTTCATGTACTGGCCGACCGTCTGAGCGGCAGACTGCCCAGCGGCACCCAAGTATGGCTGCGCCATCTGGAGGCCGAGCGCGTTAGTGCTGCCCGAGATGTAGCCTGCGCCCTGCTGAAGACCTGGCGTCGCGGCTGTAACGCCAGACATGCCAGCGGCTTGGCCGAAGTACGGCTGAGCTGCGCCGAGGCTTGAACGGCCGAGCGTCCCCTGTGTTATGGACGAAGCTTGTCCCAGCTCAGGGCGGAAATTGAACGCGCCTTCACGCGTCGCCTGGAAACCAGCCTGCTGATCCGGCGCAAAGTCAGCGACGCGCGGGATCGCTTTGCCTGACGTGTCGACGTATTCCTGAAACGGACGCGCTGCGAGCGCCTGCTGGTTAGCGAGGATGTCCATCGCATAGTTAGTGTACCAGTCCGGCAGAATTGTCTGCTGGGTGGACGAGACAGGAACAGCCTCGACGGGCTTACCTTCTGTCAGGAAATCCAAAAAGCCCATTACGTACGTCCTCCTGACAGGTATTTCTCAGGCCGTTTAGCATTAACACTAAACTTGCCCTTAGCCAAGTTGCGGCCTTTATGTTTACGAACTTTAACGCGCATCTCATCAAGTTTCTTCGCGCCGGCTTTGCTTGAGCCATCGCCCAGGAGGGCAACGGTCTCTGCGTCGATTACGTATTCGCCGTCGGAAAGCACCGCAGGGATGTCGTCCGAGCGGCCAGTGCCGGGGCCATCAACGGCGAAGCTATCGCGGGATGAGCCGCGTGCATAGCCCATTGCACCGCCGTGGGACATGCCGGTGATCCGCTTGAAGGTCTCTTCACCAAGTGTGCCCGGACCGTAGCCAGCGTATGGCGATGTAGCTTTGCTCAGGTCTGTGCCTGCACGGATGTCCATCGCTGGGCCCATGGCGTAGCGATATGCATCAGTCGCAGGCGGCGTCTTGTAGTCGAGACCGCCAACTTTAAACGCGCCACCCACGCCAGGCGTGGGCAGTTTGGCTGAGAAGATTGGGTTGATCGCCTGAGAGCCGGCCGCGCCGCCTCCCCCGCCACCACCGCCGCCTGCGATGCCGCCAACAAGATTAAGAAGGGCGAGCGCATCAGCAACGCTGAGCTTCTTCTTCCGCTCTTCTTCAGCCTTTCTTTCCGCTTCAGACTTCTGGTTGGTATCGGTAACCGTATCTGACGACAAGGTAAAGCCGGGGCCCGAGATAATCCTCTTTGTGGCGTCTACAACAATATCTTCTTTAGGTAGATATTCTGGGGAAATCTCGCCATCGACGCCACCTCCGGTATTCACGGAGAACGAGGAGGTTTGCGTGGCGGGTCTAGCTTTAACGAGGATTTCGTTCGGGTCGAAAGGCTCGTTGTACATCTTCTCAAACGCGGATTGATCCTGTCCGGGAGCACCGAACTGGGTGCCACCAAGGTTAACATTGGCGAGCCTGCTGCCGATGGCCGTGATGCCATCGAACGGGGCTTCAGTCCCTTGGCGCAATGCTTGTTGAATTTTGTTAGGCGAGCCGCCGAGAGTGAAGCTGGGTGATGAGGTTGTCCCGCCGCCCGTCACTGTTAATCCCGTGTAGCCGTCCGCGCCTACGCTGGGGGTGCTACCACGGAATAAACTGCCAGACTTGGTGCTTATACCTAACTCATCTTGGATGTTAGGCGCAACGTAACTGAGCGCGCCAGAAGCAACGCCACCGAGTAGCGAGCTTTTCAGGCTCTGGCCGGTAGCCAAGCCGCCTGCGGTTGATCCGAGGCCCGTGCCTAGCGCAGCGGCCGCCTTGGCCCCAACACCTGCGCCCTGTAAAGCTGGTCCGAGTACTTGGCCGCCAGCGGCGCTTAGGCCGCCCATGATCGCGCCCTTGACTGGATCGCGGCCAGCCATAGCGGCACCCGCGCCACCAGCGATGGCGGCCGAGAGAACGGGCCCAGCAAATTGAAGGCCAGGAACGAGGCTAACTACGATAGGCAGCGCCGTGCCGACAATCTGCCCGAGTGTGCCCAGTGTGCTCTTATTAGCCTTCTCGTTGGCAACGGTCGTGTACGCGCCCGACGGGTCCGCCGTTTGGATGTCGTAGCTTGCCTTGCGACCAAGGCTGTCGGTTAGGCTCTGACCTACTTCGGTCGCCTTGCGCGCAGCGTCAACCCCTGTGCCCTCGAACACAATCGTATTGGTGCGGAGGTCAACAAGGCGAACTGGCTGGTCGGGCGTCACTGCAAAAACATTGCCGCCCATTCTTCCCGTGGGGTTGCCCTTGTTGGATACTGGCGCGGTAATGTACTGTATGTTTGGGTCTTGAATTACACCGCCCATCCGGCCGCCGCCAAAGCCGCCTAGACCGCTTAGGTCCAAGCCAGCCAAGCTGCTCAGGTCGAAAGGCGCAGCCTCTTGCGTCATCGGCTGCACGGCGGGCAGATACTGCTGCTCGGCGTAAGGCGCTGCGGCAGGAGGCATAACCGTAAAATCGTTGTTAGGAAGCTCGTACTGAGGGAACACTCCAAACGACGGCGGCACCGCGCCCTCGTCAAATTCCCCAAAATAGCGAGCTCGCATATCTACTGCCATTAACCCTGTCCTTCAAGCATTGGGTAAGCTCTCATCGCCCATTCCCGCCAGTCGTCAAATTGATAAGGGTTTGGTGGGTTGCGCTGCACAAATGGCTGTGCGCGTACGAACCCAGTGGCCCAGTCTTGCCAATCCGCATCGTCTTCCAGTTTCCCGAAAGACCAAGCGTCTCCGTTGGACAATATAACAGCGTCAGCCCATTGGCGCAATGTCATGCCGCGCGGATCAATCATCAGCCGATCACCGTGCCATCGCCAGGCTGGAGGTGCGCCAGCACCAAACCCATTTGGTAGTCGCCGCCGATCGTGTTCGACGCAAACTTAAAGCGAAGCTCACGGCGCTGCGTCTTAAAGTAAACGACCTGTTCCTGCGGCGTCTGCGGCGTCTCGACGATGATGTGCTCTTCGCTGTAGACCTCAGGGGCGCGGGCGTTAGCGCGGCCGGCGACCTGTACTGTCATGTCGCCAGACTGCACAAAGTCAGGCTCGAGCATAAGCACCTGAAGCGCCTTGTTCTCTTGGCTCATGACCGGCATCGATAAGTCGGCGGTCTCAAAGAACGAGTAGACCGGCTGGATGTCTATCCCGTCGATCTCATCCGTACCGACCTCATGCACCCACAGCTTATACTGGTCGATCTCGCTGTCCTGCGTGACGCGCACGTCATTGCCCTGCGTGATGCGCGTGTCGTTCGCTTCAGTGACGCGGATCTCTTCAGCGCTCACCGTCGGGATGATGCCGGTCATCAGCGGCTTGGGGAAGACGCTGGTGAAGACGCCGGCAGAGCGGCCGCCGTTGGGCAGCTCGCAGTCGTACCAGGTGTTCTCGCGGATGTTGTAGATCACCGCATGGCTCGGTTCCGTAGCGTCGCCGCGCGGATAGCACCACCAGATCTCGCCGAAGCGCGGCACCTTAACCGCAAACACCTTCTGGCGGTACTGCTGGTTCAGCCCGTCGAAGAAGTAGTTCTGGTTCATGTCGTTCGGTATCTCGCGCACGACGCCGTTGAAGCTCAGGAAGCGGTCGGTGCCGATCCAGTAGAAGATGCCGTCATACTCGATAACCGTGTTCGAGCCGAGGATCGACGTCTGCGTGCTGATCGTGTCGAATTGGAAGACAGCGTCGCCGCCCACATAGGACGCACGTAGAAGGCTGTCTGCCGACCAGAACAGGCCAGACGGTGCGTTGCCAGGACCGCCGCGCAGCGGCATGGCGCGCACAAGCTTCTGGCCGGTGATGTTAGCAGCGCCAGAACCGCTGCTGGTAAAGTCAGTCGGATCGCCAGGCACAGACCACATGACGTAGCCGTTGTCGCCGAAGGCGAAGGTGTACGGATGCAGAGCCACGACGCCACCCGTCAAGCTGTAGCCTGTGGGCAGGTTGGTCACCTCTTGAAGCGCGTCAGTATCAAACAGATCGCCGTAGAAGAGCTGACCACCGTCGCTGTTGCAGATACAGTTAAGGTTCGGCGCGACTTGCGCCACGAGTTGCGTGCCGCCCAGACCCACCGCCGTGTCGACGTCGAACTGCCACATGTTAGCGTCGTTCTGGTCAAGCGCGGCTGGCGTGCGGTTGGTGATGACCGACGTGTTGAAGCTGCCGTCAATGTAAAAACGCTCGACAAAGTTTGCCGAGCCGCTGTGAACATACGTCAGGTTGTCTTGCGTGTATTCGTGAAGCGCGCGGCTGACCTCGCGCAGGTATTTGCTGATCGAGCGGTAGCCGCCCATCTTACGCGGCAACCCGCGCTGCCAACGGACCCACTGCCCGTCGACGTAGCTGTCGCCTTCAAACTTGGTCCCATCCCGCTTAATGCCGGGCCCAGACCGGATCTGGACAATCTTTTCAGCCATCAGCCAAGAGCCACCGCAAACACGATGGCCTCGTCGGCCCCGCCGCCACCAGTGACGCCGATAGCCGCCTGCGCCGCTGCCTGATCGACGGCGGTAAAGACGCCGATGCCGACCGTTGTGCCGCCCAGGTTGATGAGCGCACCGCCAGCCGTTGTCGCTCCCGTGCCGCCATCAGCAATGCTGATTGGCGTCGATATGCCGCCGGTCTCAGCGTCAACGACGTCAGAACCGTCGCAATACAAGATTGCGCGGCTGCCGCGCGCGACGAGGACACCTGGCGTCTGTGTGTTTGTCCTGACGCGCAGGGTGAACGAGCCGCCCGTTGTGTTGTTGTAGACCCAGTATTGCTGTGTCGTCTTAGGCACGACAATCTCGACGTTGCCCGTGATCGCGCCAGTGAACTGGTAGGCAATACGGTTCAACTCGGCGCCCGAGAGCGTGTAGTTGCCGCTCACGCCGCCAAGGTTGATCGACGTAAAGTCGAACGCAAACACGGCGCTCTGACCGAGACCCAGCGTGAACCAGTTCAAGCCGTCGGTGATCAGCGTGACGCTGTCGCCAGGCGCAAGGGTGAGGGACGCTGCGCCGTTGACGGTCTCAAGGCCCTGAGGTGTTACGACGCAGTTGCCTGAGCCTTCGTTACGGACAGCGACGAACCAGTCGTTGCCGACTGACACCGCCGAAGGCAGCGTGAATGTGCCCAGGCCGCCGTTCCACACATAGGCTTTGGCGCGATCGGTAGCGCCAGCCGTGTAGTTCGTGTTGAAGAGCGTCACAGGCGTTGACTGAGACAGCGTCGAGCCTGTCGCGGCCAAACCGTAGCCAGCAAGTGCGGAGGCCTGCGCCTGCGCAGTCGCGGCGCCGTAGCGGAAGACGCGCCATGTGCCCGAGGCCGTGCTGTTGTCGATCAGGTAGATCTGCCACTGCTCGCCCTGCGCAATCGACGCCAGGGTGACGCCGGTGCTGCTCTTGATCGTTACCGACTGCGGGCCGAGGTTGTTGAACAGGATCGTCTGCCCCGTGCCGGTCTGATCGGCCGGCGGCATGAAGAGTGAGTAGGAGCCTGTCGGCGTGATGTCGATGATGCTGGCGGCCGGATACTCGGTCGTGCTGCTCTCGAGAGGCCACTCAAGCGTCGTATCGGCGGTCAGCGATAGCGCCAGATAAGACACGTCGGACGGGTAGATCGTCGTCCCACCGAATACCGCGGTATATGTGTTTGTCATGCTGACTTCCTTGCCTCCGCTTGTTTCAGCGCCATAGTTTTATGAAAACTCTCTACGCGCTTCTTAACCCATTCAGGGTTCTGCTTGCGACCTTTTCTAATAGCGCTCAGCTTTGCACGCGTTTCAGCGGATGCTTTTTGGCCTAATCTGCGCCGATTAGCTTCAAGCTGCTTTGGGTAGCATACGCCGCGCTTTTTAGCATTCGCAGCTTCTTGCTGCTCTTTGGTGAGCGGGACGCCGTCGCCGCCGTGTGTCATATTATAGCCGCCTGGCAAAACGCTATTAAGCTCTTTAATCAATCTGATTTCATGATCACATGCTTCTACGTGGCCTTCGCACTGTAAAAGCATTTCGACTACAAATGCCGCATCGCCGTAGCAGCGAATTGCGTCGTACAGGGCGGTTTTCTTCTTCCAACGAGCATTTAGAAGGTGCATTTTAAAGCGCTCTTCTGCCGTCTTGGACGTGTAGCCGATGTACATTTTTCCGTTTTCGGAGCACGTTATTTTGTACAAAACGTACATTAGGCCTCCTTACGAACCGCTGAGCGGTCGAGTATCTTGGCGAGATCTTCGCCGTTGAGCATAGCGGCAGCGCGATCGTACATCTGTTGCCAAACTGGAATGCGTTCGTCGTTCTTTAGGAACGGCGTCGCCTCAAGCAGCGTGCCGTAAAGCAGGAGCTGCGGAGCGAAATCGGTGAGCCAGTTGGTCTGCACGACGTCGTCCAACAGCGGCGGGATTTCGTAGTATAGGATTTCGAACGGGTATTCCGCGTCCGGCGTCGGCGCAATCAGCCAGTGGTTGTAATCATAATCGCTGTAGAAGATCGGCTCTTCG